AGAGGTTAACATTAATTAGTACAAGTATATTATAAAAGGCGATTAGAAATTCTAACCGCCCTTTATTTCACGCTTTTACAATCGCAGCATCAAACCCTTCTGCTTTCGATTTATTTTTCATATACAGTCACATATTTTTCTGAAGCAGTGATATACAAGCCAGATTTAAGCTTGTACATACTGCTGCTACCAACTTTAATCGGTCCTTCGGCAATTGTAAAGACTTCATTTTTCTGAACACGTCCGGCAACTGCTGCTTTATCCCAGCTTGGCGATTTTCTTACCGCAAGATCATCCACCAGAACTTTTACATATTTTTTCTTTTCTGGAAGTTGCACCGGTGCAACTGGCTTTGGTGCTGCCTGTACATAATCTGCCAGCGCATAAGCAATTGCAGCGCAAATCTGCTCGAATTTCTCCTGGTAGTTAGATGCGTCCGGATCATTTACAAAGCATACCTCAATTAACATGGATTTTGCTTTGGTCTTTCTGATTACATATAATCCGCTACCCTCTTTTACTCCACGGTTGCTAAATCCAAGAGCTGCGATATGTTCGCAGACTTCTACTGCATCCTGATACTGTCTGCCTTTATAGGTATACACTTCTACACCATGACCTTTTCTGGCTTTGTCATTGTTGAAATGAATACTGATAAAATAATCAAGGTCAGTACGATTTGCCATATTTACCGCCTGCTGCAAATATGCCGACTGTGATACAGCCTTGTCCACTGTACAAGGCACAACCTCCACACCGGATGACTTGAGCATCTCTGCCAGTCTGTTACATACTCTTCTTGTTTCAATACTCTCTACGATTACGCCGGAAGTTCCAGATCCGGCACCGGACAAAGTGTGTCCTGCATTTAATCCAATTCTCATAATTTATTTTTCCTCCTTATTAATGTACTGTTTGAACATCTGGTGCAGTCCTGTGCTTGCCAAACCACTGAATAATCCACTTAATAAAATAGGTGCTGTAACTGTCCATCCGTTAATCCAGACTGCCAGGATAACACCAAGGACGGCGCAGATTGTCGGAATGTATTTATTATCTACATCCTTAATCCACTTTTTCACGACATATCCTACACAAAGGCAAATGCCTACGATCACCGGCACCATAAATTCTGTTAAAAATCCTAAATCTGTCATGTTTAAATCCTCTCTTTCTGCTTCAGATGAAGCTCTTCAATTTCATTTTTCATCTTTGTGACCATTCCATTTCCGCCCAACGCATGATAGGCATCGTACATTTCCATAAAATTCTGATAGGCATAGGATGGAATTTCTTTGAGAGCCATGTATTTATTATGGTACTCAATCATTTGCACACGAAGCAAAAGCATTGTTCCTCTGCTATTCGCATCTCTGTCTGACTTCTGATTTTTCAAAAGCCACACTATATATCCCATTAATGCTGTCAGAACGATAGGCAAAGCAATCGTGTACGTTTCTTTTAACATCTCCATTGGATCATCTTCCTTTCTTTTGTATAATTCAATTATAATATTTCATAATAATTTTTTGTTCCATTTTACTTCGCATAACCAGAGTTTAAATATGTTAAACGAAGGAATCGAATGGAAGCGTAACGATGACGTGTTACAGCGTGAAGATTGTGAAATCGCCTACATTGAATATACTAAATTTTTGTATAATAAATTACATGCAGAAGCAACCTTCAAACTTAATGCTAAACAGGCTATTTCTAAAGGAACAGATATCATAGTTGCTAAAATATCCGATTCGAAATTTAATCCTAAAATTACAGTAAAAGATATATCATACACCGGTATTGCTATTGGTGCGTTATATATCGAGAATGGGTATATTAAATATCGTCAGCTCATAGATACCATGCCTAAAGATTATACGATTATCTTTACAATCAGATGGGATTTATTTTAATTATTTCGTAAATAATAAAATCGAACTGTAAAGTCAACTTTTAATTCACTTTCCGTTAAATTTTTATACCTTACACAGCATGTGGTATTATCTTTGATAGCAGGAGAACCTAACATACCATGAGAATGTGCGTCTGAACTTCCGTAAGTTGCAATAATTGTAGTAGCAAGCGGTACATAATCCTTAAAATTTATTGGTGTATTATCACTTATTGAAATATCGCTATTTGGAAGCACGGTAACAACTCCAGTTCGTACATCATTAAATATCATTCCTTCGTTTAACTCACGTAAACTCTGGTTTACCTCATCAAATCCACCCTTGATCCTGTTCTCCAGATCATTCATCTCTTCCGCAGAAAAGGCATTTCCTTCTGCTGAGATCTGCCCCTCTGCTCTCGCTACGGTCACAAGTTCCGTGCTGCCGTCCTCATGTGTTAATTTTCTTCTGTTCGGGTACTCAGAAATACGATTCACCCATGTTTTTAAACTAAATGCCATGATAAAATCCTCTCTTTCTTATAAAAGTAATCCAATGCTCTGTCCGGCATAGATTTCTTCGCCTGCGTAATGGACAAAGTTTGAATTATAAACTTCATAAATGTCATGTAATATTCTCTCAATATCATTGATTTTCTGGTATGTGTTAATAGGTTGCTGCGGAACTTCCGGTGTCTCTACATACTGATAACCAGCATTCCGCAATGCTGTGGCGTTCTTTAAAAGACTGTCAAAATATGTTTTATCCGGATATGCAGGGAGATTGTCCTTACAAGTGACGAGCGATATATTCAGCAACTGTGCAATGACATAGCAGTTGTTTTCATTCCGCCTGACATCCGATAAGTTGAATGCGCCCTTCATCCCCTGCTGCCATTCCGTTTTTTCACTGTCTGTCATATTCTCCCAACCTATATCCCGAAGTGCCTGTACCCGGTCTACATCCGCCTGTGTGCGGTCATAAATAAACCACGGCAGAATATACTCGATCGTATTCTCGTAGGTACTCTTATTTCCTGCCTCATCGTACATTTCGAGGTAAATGTGGTATAAGCTGTCCTCTGCCACATCTACCGTTGCACGCCACTTCACCGGATATGCTTCATCCTGGATAAAAACTGTCTCAACACCATTTACAGTCCCGGCAACATAAGTGATGTCTGTTGACAGTTCAAAACTGATCGTTCCAGAAGCCATCAGCTGACCTCAACCGTGATTGCTACACTTGCACTTGTGCTTACCGGATTTGGTGTAAGTGTAATGCCTTTTAACACAGGCACCGTAGTATCAAGCTTGACGCTCAATGTAATGCTGGTAGTCTGTCCGGCTCCGTCTTTAGCCGTAACCACAATACTGTTCGTTCCCTCTGCAAGAGTAACCGCTTTTGAAAAGCTTCCATCAGTTTCTACCGCTACTGATCCTAGGCTCGTGCCGTTTAATGTCATAGTCAATGTTATCGGACTTGAAGTTGCATCATTCGTTTTACCGGTTACTGTAAGCGCAGATTTATTTGTGATTAGCCCTGTCTGTGGAGAAGAAATTGTCAATGTCGGCGGCACTGTGTCAATTGTAAATGTTGATGAAACGGTAGTCGCCGCATTTCCGTCATTATCTGACGCATTGATCGTGATAGTGTGGTTTCCATCCTTAAGTGCCGTCTGTGGCGTAAATGTAAACTGATAACCATTTGTAATCCCTTTACTTACCATTCCTGTGCTTGAAGTTGTGTATGTAGTGCTGTCTACTTTAATTTTTACAGATGACAGCTTAACTCCTGATCCACCGGCTTCATCCACGACTTTAAATGTGATCGGCTGTTTATTGTTTGTCACATATGCACCTTTTGATGGAGATACTAGTGTGATCGCAGGCTTCATCGTTTCTTTTACAACCAGTCTCAATGCTTCTCCCAGAGTGGCATCTGTAGCATCTTTCGCCACTACAGTTCCCGCATCATTGGTAATCTCAATTTTAATCGGATAATACTTATTGGACAGATTGTATGATGTGTTTGCAGGGGCTGTGATCGTTCCAACCCATTTTCCATTACTAAATGTGAGATTCGTCCACACTCCATCAACCTGTACCCTTACTTTTACAATTGCCATTAAATCACTCCTATCTCCTGTCCAGCTACAAGTTCATGATTGCTGGATCTGGTATATTTTGTTTCTGTGTAATATGTCTCTACATCATCTGCCACAACCGTTATTGTTACTTTGGTTTTTGTTGTGACTTTCTGACTGGATAATTTTGCACTGTATATAATTGGTCTCATTTCCATTAGATAATCACATCTCCTCCCGTATATAATTCAGTTCCGGCAAATACATCCTCAGTAACGACAATTGAGTACCCCATGCACGTTGCCGTTGCGATAAATCCACCGGTCAAATCAAGCGTCTGGCTTTCAATCAATGTTGTCGATGTCTTGCCACCAATCGAATTTATATTCGCCCAATTTCCTACCTGCTCTAAGTTAACCAGGTACTTCATTCCTACCTTTTTTCTCAAGGCATGATAACCCAAAAGATAATCGGCAATATCGGGTAATATATCAGCATTATAAATAGTACATCCACTGTATTTTTTTATATTTTCTGTCTCCCCAGCTTCGATTTTATCCATTCTCTTTTCGTAGGAAAAAGTGGTATTTGCATACTTAATGCCCTTAATCTGGCACTCTCCGGCGGTCGGCATGTTAATGATGAGATAATTCGTTTTTACTTCTTTCAGTGTACCGACACTTGCCGTGATGGACGATGGAAGATATGGACTTGAGAAAGTAATCTTTGTATCTCCAGCCGGCAATGTTTTCTTATAAATATCAGATGTCTTTTCTTCCAATACATAATTTTTCATCTCAATATTCACACCAGAGATATATTTTTCAAGAGATGCTTTCGTGTTTCCATTAAATTTACGATCCGTCCCGACAGTGGATTTCACATATCTGTCCGGCTTATAAACCTTGATGATATCGCTCCGGCTGTCATCTGCAACAGCACCACATGCAAAACATACCTGTTGTAATGCCTTACGGCACGTTTGTATGGCTAAATAGCCACTTAACAATGTATTGCCGACTTCTTTATCAATCGTGTATTTTGTAATGCCAGCGGTAGCAAATATTGCATTCAGGATCACTTCTGCACGAACATTGTTATATATCTGTCCTTCGTAAAACGTGTATTTATCGAGTAACCCTACAGCATCTATCAGCTTAAATTTTGCTATATTCTTAGCAAATGAAAAATCATCAATAAAAAATGCACCCATAGGAATTATTTTTCCGTCCAAGTATTCAGATAAGCTGACTTTCTGCGTTTTCTGCACACTCTTCCATGCTCCATTTTCGTTTTCTGCGTCAAAATCATTATTTATATCAACAATTGAAATATCCGCTTCGTTGATAGATAAGGTTGCAGAGGTCACATCAATATCCTCTTGTACCTTAGCTGTCTGGATCATATCCTTATCCCAGGCGATATATTTTCCATATAAAATATACTGAAGCTTAATATATCTCTGTGGAAAAGTTGTCTTTACAAATTCAATTTCAACTTTGCCATAATTCTGTATCTGCTGATTGCAGACATAAATCAGACTATCCGGGTAAAATGTCTCTGTGACTAATTTTGTACCGGCAGACGTATACCATGTGATTTTTAATTCTGCCGGAAATTCATCTTCAAAATAAAGTGTGATCGCTGAGGACGTGTGCTGCTCCTTAAATGTGATCGTGATTTTTGGATTCGTTTCAAACGTACAGTCAGCCTTTGATAATGCCTCGCTCCAGAATGCAATATCGTTTGGATTTTCCGGCAGCACACTTTTACTTCCATCAAGTATAAATTGGTTCAGTTCGAAAGTTCCATAATCGGACTGATTCGTCTGCTCTGCAAATAGTCCAACTGAACCTATGCCCTGATTATCATCTGTAGTAACCGTGGCATCCGATAATGCGGTAACATCTATAAATTTCATTTCTGCCCTGCAATATGTTCTCATAAATGCCCCCTTACGGTGTCCTTGCTGGTTTCTTGCTCGTCATTTTCCAAGACAAGCCTTTATACTTTGCTCCGCTGTCCAGTACCTTTTCCACTTCGTCTTTAATAGAGGAAAAATACCCATAAAAATCAAATTGCTTACTGGCATCCGGTAGTGATACATGATGGAATCTGTTCTCGCAATCTGTGATATGATCTATCAGCCTGTCATACATTTCTACATCATCGATCGTTCCGATGGAAATTGTATAATTCTTATACAGTCCGATGCTCTCGATTTTAATGTCTCCATCCTCTGTCCTCTCTGCATACTTTTCCAGAAAGTCCAGTGTCCTCTGGATAGACACCAGAGGGATATTATATGTAATTCCATCAATGATAAGTCCTTGCGTATACTTATGTACCATATTATCCCTCCGCTATCCCAAGTCTTATTTCTTCGTCCTGTAAATACGGCAGATTGATTCTTGCGAACTCTTTACCATCCACCGCCAGTACTACTGTCTTAGCAACGCTGTAGTCCGGCATTTTGCTTGCAAGCTTCGATGCGAGGTCGTCCATCCATCCGGTGTTATTTTCAATTGGCAGAACAGCTTCTCTGCCAGCTTCTCCGATCTCTGCAAGTGTCCTTCCGGTTGTGATGCCGCCATTGGCAAGTCGTGGCAGATTTACAGTAGGAATTGTAGGTATGCTCGGATGCCAAGAGCCACCACCCAGCCAATCAGGCATGTCAAAACCTATGCTATTAAAGCTAGAAATCAATGAATTGATGCCATTAATGACATGGTTCACCATATTTTCAAACATCTGGATAACACTATTCACAAAATCTTTTACCGATTTTTCTGTCTGGCGTAATGCTTTATCTGTGTCTTTCGTAAGTAATGCATGAATTGCGGCAAATACAAGTTTTACCCCTGCCAATAAAAAATTGATCAGATCTAAAATAAAATCGACGCTGTCTTTTATATTCTGACTCAGGTTTTCAATAATCGGCAGAATTACCGGAAGCACATTTTCAATTATCCATTCGATAATTGGTTGTAAAATATTTGTCCATAAATCGTTCAGTATGTCTATCACAATGCCTATTATTTCGATAATATTATCAAACACAGGCTTTAAATGATTTTCATAGGTATCCTCAAACATCAACGCCAGATTCTCTAAAATAGGCTGCACATAAGTGTTCCAAAATTCAAGAAATTTTGCTATTAATTCTGACATTCCATTTTTTACATTCATGATAAACGGATGAATATGTTCATCGTACAATTCTGTGATTTTATCGGTCACATGCTGCACGCCGTCTGATATAGTCGTTGTCAAATCAGAAATCACAACAAGAAGTCCATCCAGCGCATCTTTTAAAGCATCCTGATTCTCTACAAAAGGTGTCACGATACAGTCAATGACATCTCTTGAAAATTTTGCCGCATTCTCCGTAACCATCATGAATGCATCCGAAAAAATCTGAATCAAGTTTGCTGTGATCTGCTGTCCATTTTCATCTCCGAATACTGAAAATACATTTGCGAATGCATCTGCCCCCTGTGATGCCAACACTGAAATATCAGATGCTATATCAAACATGTCGATAATATAATTTTTTATATTTTCAGAATTACTTTCAAGATAAATAGATATCCCACCAAGAAGATTTTCTGCTATGGTAGCACCTATGCTTACTACAGATGCCGAAAGGCTTCCAAGTGACCTTGAAAAAGTCATCGCAAAATTATCAACAGATGCAGAAACTTCACTATCTGAAAAAATATTTAAAAATGAATTCTTTATGCTTTCTATACTGGATTTAATATTATCAAATTGTAAAGAAACATCTAAATTGCTCCAGGTTTCATCCCATCCATTTTTTATAGAATCTTTTAATTTTTTTAAATAATCTATAAATGGCTGGATTTTATCTGATAATTCTTTTCCAGTAGGAACTTCTTCATATAAATCAGATCCGCCACTGCCAGATCCACCACTACCGCTTCCAGAATCATTTTTCTGCAATACATTCAAATCATCAAAAGCCGCTAATGCTCCAGCTGCTTTTTTGGCAGAACCGGCTGTTTTATCAAGAGATGCCGCATAGTCTACCTGCTGCTTTTTTGCCTTTGTCCAAGTGCTTTTTCCGCTTATAGCCGCAATAAATCTATTCATGGCATTAATGGCATTTGTAAGCCATGTGCATAAGGTTACGATTGCTGGTGTCAATGCAGATATGATAGGCGCTGTCAATGCTCCGATAGAATTTTTCAATGTAGCCGCAGCACTTGCCATTTCAGACATTTTTCCATTAAATTCAGAAGAATACTTCGCCATGTTCTGTATACCTTCTGTAAATGCCTTAGATATGGTCTGAGATACTTTCATAACCGCACCGAATATTATAAAACTAACTACTGTCTGCTTTATTCGTTTCGTCATGTCAGATATTAAGCCAGAGGATTTTTTTGCTGATTTTCCTACTTTTTCAATGTTCTTCGCACCAGCACCAATAGATTTCTCATTGACAACGGTTTCTCTCATCTTCTGATTTAATACGTTTTGCTGATCTGTGATGCCTGCAAGCTTGTTGGAAAGCTTTTTGTATTCTTCTGTTTTTGTAGGGTCGGAATATGCTTTTCCGGAGCTTTCGAGTTCCCTCATCTGCGCCTTAACGTTTGCGGCTTCTTTTCCCGTTTCTGCCATTTTGTTCTTGAGGTCTACCCATTTTGAGGAAAGCACTTTATCATCGCCTGTTTGCTCCATGCTTTTTATTTCGCCGCGAACGTACGCAATCGATTTAGATAAATCTTCTACATCATATTGCATTGCTTTGTATGTCCGGCTCTTTTTGTTTCCTCCGGTAGCAAGGAATTTTTCCTGCCTGTTTTGCAATTGCGACAGCTTGGATCGCAATTCTTCCAATTGCTTTGTTGCTTCTTTATACTGCTTTGATGGCGTGTATTTTTCTGTTTCTTTCAGTTTTTCTGAGAGGTTCTGACCTTTTGATACTAAACTATCAAACTGTTTGCCTAAGTTCTTATATTCTTCGGTTGGGATTTTTGCTTTTGCAAGCTCTCTCATTTTTTCCGATACATTGCTAGCTTCTCTTGCAAGCTTCTGAAACTGTGATTCCATCTGCATGAGCTTACTAGATGCTTCTCCATTTTCAATCAACGTTTTTATTCTGATTTCGCCATCATATTCAGCCATGCTAAAGTCCTCATTTCTTAAACTGTTTCAATGCTTCCTGTTCTGTTTCTTTCTGCTTTCTTATTTCTTCCATCATACGATCGTAATCGTCTATCTTTTCTTTTTCTTCGCTGGTATACTCTTTTTCTGGCTGTTCCAGAGCATATTTATTTTGTGCGTTTTTGATTGCATCTTTTTCCTTGGAACTCATGTTCTTTTCAATTTTCTTCTGTCGAATCTCAATTACCTCCATGAGAGAAGATAATCTTCTTGGCATATTCCAGATCAAGCCATTAAATTTCCACCAGTGCATATCTGCTACTGACAAATCAATTCCGTATATCTGCAAGAAATCTGCGTATATTCTCCATTGATCTACATCATAGTCAATAAAACGCTTTGTATTTTTGCTGCTACCGGTATTGTCGTGATACCATCCGTTTAAATACCAGGAAATACATTCATTCAACTCATGGTACTGTGGATGGTCTCTAAGTTCTCCGTATTCATCAGAGAACATAAGATAAAGAATAGTAGTTGTTTTCTCGTACTCATTCATTTCTTTGTCATATTGCAAAATATAAATCTGCATACCTATGCGGAAATCGGTATTTACTTTGTATCCGTTCCATTCAGTAGGCAAATTGTCCAGCATGACATTGTTCATTATTTTGCCCCACGTCTTTTTACATTGTATCTGTTCTGCACCTGTTCAAAACGTTTATTGAAAAGCTTATTCATAACAGGGATAACCTGCTCTACAAACTCCACAATTGCAAGTTCATCCGGGACAATATCTCCGTAAATCTGTTTCATGGCATCTTCGCCAAACAACCCATCTATACTTTCCGTAATCTGCTTAAGATATTTTACACGAATGCTGTTCAGTTCTAATGCTGCATCCACATTAATATCATCCACATTCATATCGTCTTTGTGGTTATTTCTCCATTCGGCGGCTTCTTTTTCACAGTTTTGAGATATATTATTTAATTTATCAATTACACCTGCAAACTTCTTAGCTGTGTCTGCATTCGCTGTATCTACTGTTATAACTGTAATAAGATCTCCGTCTTCGTCTTTTATTGCAATTTTTTTTATACCACTGCTTAATTTAATTTCTTCCATAATTAACATCCTTTCCTAATGTGGGACACCAAGGAAAGGTAGGCATCCCACATATGATAATTTTTAATTAACACCTATGCAATTGGGTAATCTTCATCCAAAGCCAAAGCGCTTACTTTAGGCGCCCATGTGAACGATCCATCACCAGCAATAGTGATTGTTCCCTGTTCTACATCTCCATTTCCATTAATCTGGATTGTAGACTTTAAAATATCACCACCTGATCCACCAGTGCTTGATGCACATACAGTTACCGGAACACGGATACAATCTCCGGATCCGCTTGTAATATCAACTTTATAGTAGCGATAATAATATGTCTCGCACTGATCTCCTGTTGGAAGATTTTTAAAAATATTATTAAACACTTTCTGCATTTCATCTGACAAATGTTCTCTTTCTGGAGACATTGAAAATGCATACCCTTTTACAGAGTTGCTTGCATTTTTCATGTTTACGTACTGTGTGCTTTCTGTGTTAGGTCCCCAGTCTTCTGTAAGCTCTGTGAAACCGTCACCCATTTCAACAAGCTTTTCAGTTGATCCACCCATAAGGCTTCCAATATCCAAAAGTGAGATCATGTTAGTTCTGTCTTTTGCCATGAGTATTCCTCCTATTTTTTATAAAAATATTTAAGCTGCATATTAATTGCTAATTCTGTTGTTTTCCCATCTGCTGTACCGCAAAATACATCAGATGTGCGGTTGATTTGTTCTACAACAAAATTTTTATCTTTTAATGTAAATTCTCCACTTTCAAGGAACTTTGCAATATTTTCAAGCAGATTGCTTGATGCAATATTATCCTTGTTAGTTGTTGGATTGCTTTTGTATACGATCTGGAACGTCATTTGTCCGACATAAGAACCGCTGACATATTTTTTCAAATAAACAGGATCCTGCGCCGGAAAAACTCCAATAGACTGAGTATCTTTTATGCTGTTCCATAAGATTGTTGAATTTGATGGTTTGAAACCGGGCGGAAAATCCGGATAACTATTTATCATATCAAGGATAGCTCTTTGCGCTGTTTCTGCATCTGATACAAGCATTATTTTTGGCTTTTCATCCAAATTATTTACCTCCAATCTCAAACCTTGGTATAAGGCTGTAAACACCGATAGTATTAACTTTGTAGCAATTCCCTTTTTCATTTACCATGTACTGGAAGAATTTACCCGGATAATCGTCTGAATTAATTAATCCAACCGGCAATTCTCTATCAATGAGAAGTTCATCTTTCTTTGCAATCACTACGAAGTCAAAATCATTACTTCTTAAAGTGAAATTCTTTAGCTTTTCTTCTTCGCTCATGTTCTCCCAGTCTGGCGGATTAGCATAATTCAATGTGCCATCATTCGGGATTTTTACAAGAAAACTATCTGCATCTTTCATTCCAGATTTGCTTATGTTCTCTGCCTGTGTAAGTTCAATTCTTACATTTTCAAATAGCGTACCGAAATAATATTCAGTTTCTAAAGTGTCGTTGTAATGCCTGTTATATAAAACCACGGCATCTTTATATCCGATTCCCATAATCTAAACTCCCATGTACAAAAGGTTTTCATGCCTTGAATCAACCATTCCGGTTAGGTAATTTGATGCAATATCGTAGCACTTTCTATTAAGTGCCATTTCTGATTTTGCAATTTCTACCAATGTCGAAGAAGATGCTCCGGCATCATAAGATACTGATTCACTTCCAGAAGTCATGCTCTTAATCATTTTCCCTTTTACAGTTCCGTCCGTATTTGCAATAACACCAAAGTTATTAACTGCCGCAGAGTACTCAGATAAATTCTTTAGCAATTCAGCTATTTCGCAGGTGCAATCTTTGATATTATCCCACCATGCATCTTCTGATTCTGGCTGAGAATAAAACACAATCCTGTTTGATGTGATCGCATTGATTCTTCTTTCTGCTTTTCTTTCATATGGAGCAAAGTCTTTTTCGTTTTTAAACAAACTTCCACCATATTTCGTTTGGTAATATTCAAAATCTACATATGACATTGCTCCACACTCCTTATTGCTGTGATAAGATTTCGCTGATAATATCAGCTTTCTTTGTTGCGGTCAGTGAATACCCTTTACTCTCTGCCAGTGCCTTAATTTCTGCAACTGTAAGAGAGTTTAAGTATTCTTCCGTGAGTTCCCCACTAGCATTTACCGCCTGTGTAGTGGGAACTATTCCCCCGGTGTGATTGAAACATTAGCTACTGCATCAATGTACTCTGCGAAAAGTACAAATCCTAACAGTGCATAATTTACGCTGGTTGCGCGATCATAATCGCCTTTTACCTTAAATCCGATAAGGTTTGTCTCTCCACTAACTGTGTAAGAAAGACCGGCTTTCTCAAAATCTCCGTCAGATGGGTCTACATAGTAAGCAACGATGTTGTTTACAGCTGTTGCCAGAACTTTTCCGGCTGGGATTTCGTTGTCAGAGCAAAGGATCATAATGTCTGCTCCGAGGAATTCCTTGACATAGGTAAGTCCGAAGGCTGTCTGCAAAGTAATTTGTGAATTTCCAAGATAATCATATAAATCCATCATATTTGCAAATACTGCAACTCCTGTAGCAGTTCTGTGCATTGACTTGAACTTATTCTTGACAGATCCAATAGCTTTAGCTACCGCCATCTGAAATGTTTTTGCAGTGTTTGTAAGTGTACCAGTTTTCAGATAGTTGTAGAATTTTGTTGTAATTCCATCCTGCAGGTCTGTCTTGAACTCTTCGTCTGTCATTCCACAAGCTGCTTCATATCCATGATCCTTGATAGCTTCGATAGAAACTTCTTTTGCATATTTTTCAAGAGTAATCTCTGAATAAGGTTTCTCTTTTACCTCGTAATGTGTTCTTGGAATCACATCACCTTCTGCTACAGTCCCACTCTCTAACGTTCCTTCTGCATATTTGCTTTTAAGAACAGTTCCAGGCTGTTTTCTAATTGCTCTTGAAATTCCAAGAACCTCTCTTAAAGCTTCCCAGTTTCTTTCAAAAGATGTAACAAAATCAATTTCCCTTGCTGTTACATCAATGTCTTCTGTTTTAATCAGTCCTGCGTTTGCTGCAAAGAACTGCAAATTGGTGTTCATCGTTAATCTGTTTTTGTTCATATAAAACTCCTTTACTGTTGGAATAAAGAAATGTTTTCGGCAATTGCTTTCTGACGTTCTGATCTATCTTTGATAGATAAAATTCTCTCTCTTGTTGTAGGCTTATCACCACCAGAATTGTTTTCATTCGGTTTTGTGAAATACGCATGTGGAGTCGGCTGATTCTGTTTATTTACAAATGCATTTGCATCTGTCTTTTTAGCTTCCTCAATAAGATCACTGAACCCTATCAGTTTTCCGTTTCTCACGCTTACGCTTTCGGAAATGTCTTTCATAATGGCTTTCTTTGCAGATTCAGAAGTAAACTCGATTTCCGCAAATGCTTCTTTCAAAAGTTCATCCTTCTCATGCTCTGCGATTTTGGCTTCATAATCTTTTTTGGAATCCTCTGCCTGTCTCTTCCAGTCATCACGCTCTTTTAAAATGTCTTCCGGGCTTTTTCCATCCAACCCTTCAAGCATTTTCTCTGCTGATTCTGCACGGGTTTTCCACTGTTCAGATTCTGATGAAGCCTTATTAACCTTGTCTTCCATTTCTTTCTTGGAATACAGCTCTTCACCCATACTCTTTTTAAGAGACTCTTTCTGTTCGTCTGAAACTTCAATTCCGAGTTTCTTTAATTCGTTTGCTACGTTTACCATGTTTCTACCTCTTTCTTTCCAAGTTGTTACTCCGGTCAGTCCGGCACGAATGAGTTGCTATTTGCTCCATAGCTGGCAATTGGGAATGAAGGAATCGAACCCTCGACAACCCGGATATAAGCCGTGTCTTCTTCCACTGAATTAATTCCCAAAAATAAAAAAAGCACGCCCAAAATAGGACGTGCCATGCATCATCCCATAACTATTCTAGGTTAGCGAACAGAATCCCTTTTTCTGTCCGGTACTTTTAATATTTTTTTCAATATATATTTTAACCTATTTTAAACAACTTTTTGTACCATTTTAAAAAGGGCAGATTTCTCCACCCCTTTTTGCTATTTCCCACCGAAATACCTTCTAAGTACTTCTTTTTCTTCTTCCACAATGCAATCCTTTCTTAATCTGTTGCACTGGTCGTATATATACTTTCCGTACTCTTCTAATTTGGCTATCATTGCATTTTTATTTTCCAATGTAGGATTTTTAATGTATTCTTTTTTAAGCCCTATATAGTCCTCATACTGCTTTATAACATCCATTTTCAATTACCCCATTCAAAATATCATCTGCTATGCCAACGACTTCTTTTCCATAAAGAGACAGAAAATCCGCTACGATTTCCTCTACATCTATTGGAATTTGGCAGTCATATGAAAATGAAGCGCAGTGTACCAACTCATGAGATAGAACTTTCTCTAACAGGCTTCCGCTTAATGCATTTGACAAATAAACCGTTCGTGTACTCCAATCTGTAACACCAAGTGTAATTGTTCCATCTGAACGCATTAAGCATTCACTGTTCGGATTTACATATAAAATATTCCATTCAACATCATTGATTTTAAACACTGCGCTCACCTCTTAGATTTTCTGTAACATCATCTGTAATTCATTTCTCCACATCTGCTTTTCTTCCGGAGCTGCATCTGATGTCATTTCAGTAATATCCATCTGCATATCTCGCAAATAATCTTTTCTTGCTTTTGCACGCTCTTTTTTATCTTCCTCTGAATTGCCATGATGGTTTTCTCTGGTCTCCATATAAGTACGTCTGGAAATACCGGCTTTTCCCTCTCTGGAATCCCTCTGATATGATCTATCTCCCATCATTCCTGTATCTGTATACATCCTTTTCAGATCTTTCTTATCCATGTCTCTCATGTGCTCTGCATCTTCGTAATCATCCGGGTACATGTGATAATATGGTGGCTCATCATATCCTCTTCGTTTTCCTCTGCCTTTCGGTGCAAATCTTCCATCAGCATAACGATACCGGTCGTAATATCTTCGGTCATCCCCATACTCTAAAAGCTTTTCCATGATATCTGCTTCGTCCGCTTCGTTCATTGCCTTAGTAATTGTGGCATGATACTCTGCTTCTGACAGATCCTTTATCATGTCGATCACTTCTCCCATTTCTTCTGTATTGACATTCTCAATCCCTTTTTCAATCTCACATAAGGATTTTTCAGCAAGGCATTCAAGCATTTTATGAATTCTTTCAATATGCATATACTAAGCCTCCCTTACTACAATTAAATTACTGTTCTGAACCTCGATAGTCTGTCCAGATGTATTCTGAACCGCTATTGTGCTGCAGCATCCACAAGGAACATCTACATAAACCTGTGCAGATACATTGAATAAGTTTTCTACTGCCGCAGGTGTCACGATCATTCTTGTAGACTGTAATGGTTCTCCGTCAATTGCGATTGCAAGAGAAATAGCTTCCACCGTTCCACCGGTTGGGATCTGGATATTTCCGCTATAAGATACAAGAAATCTTGCTTTGCACTGGTTTGTGATTCCTCTTAATTTAACTACTCCGCTTCCCTGTCTGTGAACGATACATTTTGTTCCGCAAACCGGTGTCTCAGTAAATGCGACATCTTCTCCTTGCAGTACAGTCTGTAAAGCATTGGCTGTAAATTCTGACATAATATTTTCCTCTCTTTCAAAAATATAAGGGCAAACATTGAAGTCTGCCCTTTGTGTTTAAGTAATACTGCTATGCAGACATAATCTTGTCGATTAAGATACTTTAATTATTCAGTTGTCTAACATCCGCATCCAGTATTGCAACCACATCCATACGGAATGTATGTGTTCGGGTTTGGCACCTGGTATGCTGGGATTGGCGATGGATTAACAGCACTGATAATATGATTTGTCTGTGCTGTCATAGCGGTAGTCAGAAGTGCGTTCTGTCTATCCTGTGATGCTGCAAGTCTCAAATCATTATTTTCTGCCTGCAACGTTGCGATCTTATCCTGGCATAAGTAGTCAAGTATCGCTCTTGTTCCGGCATTCTGGCTGTCGATAATATCTCTCGTGTTGTTGTTCATGGTGTTCTGTAATGCGCAAGTGTTCTGCGCCATGTTGAAGTTTACACCCTGGATAGCTTCACGAGTTTCGCAGCAACAATTTGCAAGCTGAGACTGAATAGCATTTGCATTCTGCATTCCTGCTACTGTGTCCGCATTAATTGCCTGCTGAATGGTGTTAAATCCTGTCAGCATTCCGTTGTTTACTGCATAAAAGCCATCACAAAGACCATTTGTAATGCCATCAAGTTTACTTATGACTGCTGAATTGTCAAATCCTCTCTGGATATCAGCCTGTGTAGCCGCAGTTGCGGTATAACCGCCACCACCATTACCACCGAATCCATAACCGCCCCATCCACCGAATAAGGCAAAGAGGATAATGAGAACCCACCAACCACCATCGCCCCATGCACCATCATTACGGTTTCCACCAGTAACGGCGGCAATGTCCGCTAAACTTGGAGATGAATTAAACATATGTGTTCCTCCTAATAAAATTTATTTATACATAATCTTGCAAGAATAGTATCAATGTTTAAACTGGCTTATGATTTCTTCCGGGTTTAGACCTTTTTCTTTGCACAAATTTCTGGCAAGCTGTTCCAGCCCTTTACTGTCTCCACGGTTCATCATGTCGAATGTATTTTTCATGATCGGATTATTTGAAAATTGAGAGTTGCTCATCATTTGACTTAATATCATCTTAGGGTTTCCGCCGCACTGGATCATCTGCATTAAATTCATTCAGAATCGCTCTCTTTCTTTGCTCTGGTAGTCCTCTGGGACTGAGTTATTTTAGCTTCTATTTGGTCTAATCGCTCCATTATCGGGGCAAACAATGTTGCCGTGTCTTCTTTCGGTAATTCGTTTTGCTTTCCGTCTAGCTGCGGTTTATATGTAACTGTCTGAATAAGCCCGTTAGCACCCCAAGATTTTATATAAACTTCTGATCCATCTGCTTTCGGGAAAATGGCAAATGGTGCATTCATAGGAACGTCATTCGCTGTGACTTCCTCAACAGAATTAACCATTCTTCCACAAAGTCCAGCTTGTTGCGGAATGATCTGTTGTGGGAATTGCTGTTGAATCTGCTGTGGCTGTTGATATTGAGGATAAGAATACTGGTTATATCTCTGATACTCGTACATAATAAACCTCTCTTTCTATCTTCATTTTATTATTAACAACACAATTGAACCACCCCAGCAAAACCTCATTAAAAGGACACAAAAAAGACACCCTTAACGGATGCCTTTAATGAGGAGAAAGTTATGTGAAATGTTGTCCAGTTACCTTAAGAATTTTATGTTGCATTTTGACGTTGATACGTCCTGCTGTCTTAGTCGAAATATGCATAATTTCTGCACATTCTTCTAGCGACTTTTCTTTCTTCCGTAAATCAAAGAGCGTTTCTTCTGTCGGTGTGAAATCACACAATTCTTTTATATGCTCTTTTTCTTCTTTGGTAAAGCACGTAACAATGTTTTTCATTTGCTTTACCTCATTTGGGGGAGTTTCCGGCTATGACGGTGAGTTGTTATCTCGCTTGAGTTCCACTGCATTAATTAAAGAAAGGTGGATAACCAAGTATGTATGGTTAACACGTTATTATAATAACATATTATTCCACTTTCGTTGTACCATTTTTTTCGATTTTATTTTTATAAGCCGTTGCTCGTCCATTTGCAATCGCAGACTGTTTTTTACTAAATCCAGAAGCCTTCGTTCTATCGCCTTGCAATTGAAGATCGTTATTCTTACAGAATGATTGAAGCCTTTTATTCTGCATTCGCAGTTTATATGCCAGTTTATCATATTGAGGTTGCAAGATCTCTTTTACATCTGTTTCTGCAATCATATCAAGTTCCTGTTTCTTGGTCATAATTTCACGCTTTGTTTTGCGAATTTCTCTTTCAAGTAATCTCTGCTTCTGCTGCAAATCATAAAGTTTTTGACTTTCATCTGCATTTATATTCACATTTCCGTTTTCATCAAGGTACTTATTTACCATTCCTTTTCGCCACGGACCATGTGAATGTCTGCAATTATATCCGTGAAGTCCTAAGAGATTTACAACAGTTCCTTTTCCGGTTTCAGAGTCTATGGTATAACCTGTGCTTTCAAGAAGATTCGGAAATCCCGGTTCGCTCCCAATTATTTTATATGCCTTGCCTTGCCAGTGATCGTGAGATGGAATACCTGTTGGATTCTTTTTATCATATCTGGCACCTGGATGCGCTGATACTAGAACATACTCTATTTTATTTTGTGCAATATAAATGTTCGTCACTTGTGCCGCAGTCTGATTCATAGATGTGACAATGCAACACCTCACTGCCGCTTCAAGAGAACGCTTCGTTCCAGTAGGGTATTCTACCATAACACCAGATTCTGCATATCTATCCAGAATTTCGCAGACTGCACTGCTGTAAGACTGCATTCCAGATGCAACTCTATAATCAACCTCATTCAGCATATTGAGCAAGTCTTTCTGTGTCTGGTTAATGGTTGTCTTTGTCAAATTATCAAGTTCACCGGATGTCTTTATTAACTCTGCATTCATTGCCAGAATTGCCATATTATTTTTTAGCGGAGATATAATATCGGATGCTGATATCTGTGTTAAGGCTTCCTTATCATCTGAGAATGATGTCATAACGCTATCCCTTAATAATCTGCGAACCTCATTTCTTGATTTTCCAGACATTTCAGATATTCTTTTTACAATCTCTGTGTTATGCAGTCCCATCTGTTGGAGTTTCCACAATTCTCGGTCGGCAGTTCCTGACAATTCACCGGATTTTATCAATCGTGTTACAATGTCTGATATAATCCAATTTTCAAGATCTTGATACATTTCAACCAGTTTATCAGTTTTTCCGTAAAAATAATCCGGTCTAAGCATTATCCTTTTCCAACCTCTCTTTTAACAAGATCTATCCACTGCTTACCGTGATTTTCTTTTGCAGTTTCAAACCATCGTTTACCTGTTCCAGGTGTGTTATATTTTAATTCTGTTCCTGTCGGATACTTCTTTTCTCCACGGTTTGCCCATGATCTACCGTCCTCAGTTAAATAAAGTTCGCCTACATACTGATAATGCGCATAGGTTGTATCTACTGTAATTAATCCGGGTTCTTTTATCTGCGTCTTGTTTCTCAAATAGCCCTGCTGCATAGGTGTGTATTTTCTCATGTCATTTACAACCTGCTCATCAAGGACATTCTGCGCATTTCTTAAATTTTCATCTATTCGCTTAGTATCAAGCTTAATATTAAAGCTTCCAATGACTTTATTATATTTCATATTAACGCATCCATTTCTATCACTTTTCTAAATAAAACTTAATCGTCTCTATCGCAGTCTTTTTCTGAAGCTTTACTTGAACCATCTCCGGCGGTTCAGGTTCAGGGATAATATATCCACCTTTTAAAATACCATTTATAGAAAGTTTCGGTATCCCTTGAATTATTTTACTCCTCTCCAAATAGACCACCGCTGTTCCTTTCCGCATCTTCCTGCGCTCTCTCTGCAAACATGGCATCTACTTCATCATCATTAAATCCCTCATATTCTTTAAGGTATTTACGCTTAGAATAAATACCTTGAATCATTAAATTATATGCTCTTGATCTGTCCTGTTCGAAGCTCGCAAGCAAATCTTTAAAATAGAATATATCTTCGTCTGGTACATCATCATCCAGTGCATCCACATAGCCGGCAGGTATTCCGTAAAGGTCACAGAATACGTTAATTGCATAAATGAGATTTTTCAACGCTGTTTTTATGCATTTTCGAATATCGTTAATCGTTTCTACCGTCTCATTGTCATCGCTCTCAACCTGTGTTGCTGTCAATCTTCCAGATTTTCTATCAAGGATAAACTGCCCTTGTGAGAATCCGCATTTTGTCGAGATCATAGAAAGAACGCTGTTAATGTCTGTGATTCTGTCAGAAGTAAGCATGGTCGGGACGTGTTCATCAATCGTGCTTTTTGAATCCAGCCCAATTTTCAATCCTTTAACAAACCGAGGAAGCTCCACTGTTGAGACACGTGTACCACCTTTTCCCTGTTTTGTCAGCGCATTCTCATCAATGAAAGTAATGTGCTGTGAATCCTCAACCTCATTTCCTTTTTTACTCCAGGCTATATCGAGATCTCTAAGCTCCATAAGTGCATTCGAGAAAATCGAAACACCTTCAGGAGATGAGTAGTCGATCGTATTGTTGAATGGGGTTTTCAAATAGGCGAACAGCGGCTTTTCTACGTTCATAATATGAACTGCTTCCTCAATTGAAGACCACTCAGGAACGTCATGCAGTTCTATCTTCTTGCCAAGTGAGTTACTGCTGTTTGACTTGAACGCTCTGTTCTGGATCTCGTACACGTTCATCTCTTCGCCCTCTTTATTTTTTGAGGTCGTGAAATGATGGTATTCAAGTCGGTAATAGTACAATTTATCTTTTATAAGTCGATTAATAAAGATGCATCCTCTAATATCTCCGTTGCTCGTCTTTTCTGTAATCGCAAAGTCCCACGGCATAATATAATCGATTATGTTGTCTGGATTCATCGAGCCGTTCGGCTTTAAAATAATTCCACCAACTCCGAGCATATCTTCGACTTTGTCTCTGATAGAAGTGTCAACCATTGCCTTAATGCACTTATTAATAAAATCTGCTCTTTCAGAACCGGTTATGCTCACTGACAAATCCATGCATGCTTTCTTCGCTGTGTACTGGCAGAGGAATTTTGCGAAATTTATCGTCCTGATGTCATTTTTTTTCGAATCCACCCAAAAAGGGCTTCCCTTAATGATATCATTCCATCTCTGCTGTGAGTTTTCAATCTCTGGCGAAGTAATAAACTCGACATTAAATTCTTTCTCTGCATCTGTTCTAAAAAACCTCATGATCGTCTCCCTTATTTTTTCAAAAAAATTCATTTTTTAATCCTCGTAATCGTCACTGTCTTCTTCCACATCATCATAAAGACCGTCATTCCTTCGGCTGGTCATGATGATCCTGTTCAGTGCATAAATGTTAGCCATGATCGTATCCTCTTCTAAGGTCGGGTAAGCATCCGAGAATGAACCATCTGGAAGCTGCTCATGCTCTGCCTTTGTAAACTCTTTTTCTGTATTCGGGCAACGTTCTGGATCAATGACAATCTTATTGCATCGCTGAAGCCACTCCCAGCAGTAATCCCTTCCTTTTCCGCTTCCCCATCTTTTCTTTGCCCCGATCGCATTGAATCCCCAGTCCTGCATCTCTGCTATTCCGTCCGGTCTGGCAGAATCGCATATAATCTCGACATTCATAAATTTCTTTATCTTCCTGGCAAAGGTAGAGTTTTTACATTTTTTAGAATACACTTCGCCAAAAATATAAAGAGTGTCCGTCTCGTAATCGTAATAGTTCTGGCTGAACACCTGTGGGTGTGTGTATCCGAAGTCCAAACCGTGGTTTACTGTGTCAAATGTCATTAACTCCTCATCCGATATTTTTCGGATTTCTAAATTGTCAAAGATGCCGCCGCCTGTTCCAGTGACTTCTCCTAAGTAGTTATTTTTATAATATAATGGTTTATGAATCCTAAACCACTCCGCACGTTCGAAGAATCGTTTTCCTAACCATTTCACTGGGACATTATAATAATAGCTGTGACAGATCCGTGTCTGTGGCTTATTTTTACATTCTTCAGTGTACTCATTCATAAAGTTATTTTTTGACTTCGGAGGATTGAAGATTTTTATGTCAAGCGCCGGTGTATCTGCTCGCAGAAATGTATCCTCAATGTTATCCATCTGCTCAACTCCTGCCATCTCGTCACACTCTTCATGTATTAAAAGCTTTACATAGCCAAAAGGCACGTTGAAAGATTTTAAGCTGATAGGCTTATCTGCTCCGGCAAACATGACCATCTGCCCGGTTGGTTTATAAACCGCACACATTGGGGATTGTTTAAAATCCCAATTTTCAAGGTCATGATATCTTATGACCGTTTTCATAAACTGATTATATACCGAGCTTCTTAGGTCGACTTTAAATCTTCTAGTGTATACGACATGCGCCTGCGAATCCTGACGGATGGTCTCGTATGCTAAATTTCCCCAGAAGTTCGACTTAATAGAGCCACGTCCGCCCTTCGATATGATCTCGTGTATGTCTATCTCTCCGGCAAAAGCTTCATGCACTGTCCGGTATATCTCCACAAAGTCGGATGTAATGTCCGTGATCGGGATCGTCCAGAGTGCCGATTTCTCTCTCTTTTCCTTTTCCTCTCGCTCGATCTTCTGCTTTTCTGCTATGGTCAGTGCTTTTTCCAAACCGTCCATAGCCTTAAGCTGATCTGAGAAATCCGGGGCGAATCCCAGTCCGTCCACAACTTCGCCCTTTGCAATTTTACTTCTGCGCTCCTGTATTTCTGCTAGCGACATGATATCCCGGTGCTGTTCTTTCTCGATGCGCTGCATCTGATTTTCTATATATGCTAAAACTTCAACATTTTTCAGCAGACGCTGTCCCTGAGAATATGCTGTCTTAGAAGAATATTCGGCGGATATCGCAGCTTGAGTAGCATTCCCGCCATTTTTTATATACTCGTCTGCAAATGCTTTCCGTTTCTGTGTGAGTTTTCCCTTCATCCACTCACCGCCTTATAAATATCAATCAAACAGAAAATAACATCTGTGATAGATGCTGTTTTGAGAATCTCAAAATCTTCCATTTTCCATTCTTGTCTATTTTTCTTAAAGGTGTACACTGGTGTGAGGATTCTGTACATTGTGATCATGCGCTTCTGATCTTCACTATAGAATTGATTCTGATTTATTTTTATAATCAATCCACGCTGGACAATCGCAGTCTGAAGCTTTTTAACTTTTCCTTTTAAATTTGCCAAGGCGCACACCTCCCATCATTTTACTTATAATTTTATTATAAGATATTTTTTAACTGTTTTTGTTCCATTTTTAGGCATAAAAAAAGCGGCTATATTTCAAGCCGTTTTTTCTCGTTTCTTCGTTTTTCTCTTTCTCGTTTTCTTTTCAGCCTCTCCTCTTCTGACATTTTCTGTTTTCTCGGTTTTCTCTTTTTTCTCTCCGGAAATCCTTCTCGCGCCTTATTTTCTTCGCTCCATTCTAATAAACGCCATCCCTTATACTGAGCACTCCCACTTTTATGCTTTCCGAGCAAATATCTTTTAATGTCTCTTATTCCGCTAGAAAAAAGATCCGGTTTAATTGGGCTTATGATATCCTCATTGTCAATTGCCCATTTTTTTAAATTGTTAATTCTGTAAACATCACCTCCTGGCGACTGGATCACCCAGCTTTTCGCATTTGCATTTGTGTCTTTTCTGCCTGTGTTCGGCGATTCTTCATATCCGGCATGTGCTTTTTTTAAAACTTCTTTATTCTGCTTGCTCATTCCGTAAAAATGCCGAAGCTTCGCGGAACACTCTCTACTGCATGTTCTTTCTGTTCCTGATGGCGCAGAGTAAAATTCTTTTCCGCAAATTACACATTTTCTCATGTTTCTTTGTGCTTCTGCTCGGCATTTTACCGAGCAGTATAATTTATTTCGTCCTTTTTCTTTTCCGCAAACCACGCATTTCCCTGGCATTTTTTAATCCTCTAAAAAATAAAGTATATCTTCTGTAACATCTTCGGTTTTATAAGACTTTGTGTAATCGATCATGTCGAGTTCCTGATCCGGCTGCACATTATAATAAACCTTATAAATTTTATCATCAGTCACCATGTACTGATAAAACTCATCTCCATCCCAGCACTCTGCATTTCCGATGATTCTGATTTTATCGTAATTTTCAACATCGCCGTTTTCAGATTCTACTGTTAATTTCTGTAATGGGAATTTTCTCAATTCTCCATAATTTTCCTCTAACCATTTGTTAAAAAGCTCTGTTCTACTCATTTTTTTATCTCCTTTTTTAATTAATGCTCTAGGTTTTTACTGGTCAATTTCCGGTAAAAATTCTCCGGTGTGTAATTCTTCCGCAACGATCCTGTACGCTTTTCGGATTGTGCTGGCTCTATTTACCAGATACTCCCAACCCTGCACGTCTTTTTCTTTCCAGTCTCCCATGTACTCGGCTTTCACTTCGTCATCAAGATTAATAAAATCCATGATGTCTGTGTCGTGTCTGTTTTCAATTTCCTTCATGAGTTCATCCAACTTTTTGTAACATTTTCTTAATTCTTCCATTTTCTTTTCCTCCGTGTGTTGTGTTTTCCTTGTTTCTGATATTATAATACACCATTTTTAGTGTAATGTCAATACCTTTTTGCATTATTTTTAAAGTATTTTATTTTTCTGTATCTTCTACATATTTAATTATGTTTCCCGGCTGCATATCCAATATATCGCATATCTTTTCGATTGTTTTTATTCCTACCATTTCGCCTTTTCGCAATGATTGGATTGCGCTTTCTCCTACGATCTGCTCTTTTCTTAGCCGTGTCGTGTTGTATCCGAATTCTTTCAGCGTTTCTAATACATCAATTTTATATTTAAGCATCTGCACACCTCTCTTTCGTATTTATTATATACCTGAGACATTTTTATTTCAATTAATTTTACACCAAAAAAATACACAATTATCGCTGATATTTTGCACTTATTTTGGTGTATTTGTATATTGATTTTACACTGTTTTTAGTGTATTATAATATTAACAAAGGAACAGGAAACAAGTTAAAAAAAAGAAAGTGAGGATTTGAATATGACTGGAGCTATTAAAATCAACGGAACATATGGAGCGAAAATTGGAAATTTACAAGTATTCACTTATGAGGGTGCTGTTAATGCTTATAAAATTTTCTGTGAACTCTTTAATCGTGACATGACAATGGAAGCGTCAGCGGTTATGAGTGATGCATCACTCGATATGCACAGGATCGGTTTTACTTGGGACGAGATCGAAGCGATTGAATTATCAGTATTATGAGCCGAAACGCTCCGGCTGGAGCGTCCACCGTGGAACGGTCGCCCGGTGCTGATGATGGCAGACCAGAAAGGGAAAATATGAAGGACTGGACAATAGAGCAATTATATGACCTTTGGAGAGGTCGAGGATATACCAAGAAAGAAGCGCAGATGAAAGCTGAAAAGGATTTTAGAGAAATGCACCGGAAGAAATCCGAAACAGAACGCCACCGGATCATGCAAGAAATGCTTTACAGCTAAGTCGAAACCGCCGCCCGGCGGTCTGCAGGAACTGCCCCACCTGCACCGATGAGACAGGGCATAAACGAAAGGATGGTTGATTTTATGACGAAAGCAGAACTTATGAAAGAATTTAAAGAACTAGAAGAAGAAAAGCGAGTGCATATCGACGGCATTTACTGGAATAGTAAAAAAAGCGAGATTGAAAACGCTATAGAATGCTTAAAATGTCCGGATGAATTGTTAGAAAAATATCTCATTGTTTTATCATTGAAATATGAAAACACCGGGCGGACGATCGCTAATAATGGAGATTTTAAACATCACAGCTACAATAGGCTTTATGTATTTAATACAGCACGTCAGATCTTAAAAAATTAGACAACCGCCGCAGAGGATTACCGCCGGATCACTGCCGGCGGCTTTTTTTGTGTACGGATTTTTATTTTTATATCCAGCATCTGCCTTGCATATTTTTTCAATACAGCCATTTTTATGCGTGCGTGGTATTTTTATCCTATGCGTGAAAATAAATTGTCTATGCGTTCCATGCGTGCGTTATGCGTGCATTTTAAATAATATGCGTGTGTCTATGCGTGAATCAAAGCATTATGCGTAGCTGTCCGTTGCTTTCTTCTTCGTACAAGCTCCGGCTGTTGAGCATCCTTAATGCCATTTTCTTTTTTCTGTAAAAATGCGTGCGTGAAATCGGCATAATCCCATAGTGCGATTCCATTTTGTCATATGAGATATTATTTAAAATTGATTCTGCTATTTTATCGCCCAGGTAATCGTCTATGCGTGTGCATATCTCTATCGTTTCCTCTCTACTCATTTTAAAGACCTCCCTATGCGTGACACATAAGTTTCTTACAACATTATACCATATATCAGTTCATAAAAACACAACATATTATCGTATTCATGCAACATTATTATATTTTTATTCATTTAATCATTGTTCTTTGATATTTATTTTTTTACCGGTTCTTTCTTGGTTTTTTTAATACTTTTCGGTATGATCTCCTTCTGCTAACAACCACTAATTCACTTTTATTTTCGTAAATTATTAGCCAGCTGTCCGGTATAAGTCCTCTCGACTTCAAAAATATTCTTTCCTGATTTGTCGGTTCTCTTCTTTTATATTCTCTTTTTAACATGTCTCCTCTCCTTTATTTTTCACTAACTGCTTGTCGTCAAACCATTTTATCGTGCCACCGCCAAACTTTACTTCCGGCTGTATGATAATGCTTTTTCCTATATGTTTTACTTCACCGTTTTTTATTGCAGTGAAAAAATGCAATGTTGTTTTATCCATGTTTTCAATACCTCCGTTAAAGTTCAGTTTACCTATCGAACATACTCATCTGTCCGGGTATGTCGTTGCTCTGCATCCACCATAAATATACTTCCTCTCCGCACGTCCACTTTGTGTTCTTTCCTCGGAATCTCCTCATTTCAAGCATCCGATCAAAAGCTCTTATATACGCAGTTTTATATTTGGGGAAATCATATATTTCCCGTTCTCTCTGACATTTTTTTGCCAGAGGACAGGCTATACACCCAAGTCTATCATATCCCCAGGAATACATCTCGCAAACCGGTATATTTTCGCCATTGATAACGTTCCATATATCCACTGCTTTCCAGTCAATAATTGGATTAACTACAGTTTTAGCTTTCATCTGGCAGTTTTCAAATAAACGTCTCGTATCGTCATTGTCTGTTATAAGCATTTTTTCATCAGAAACGCCTATGCTTTTATTCGCTGTCTTTCCGAGGACTTCAAATGCACTCCTACTGCTTCTCGCCGAGCTTTCTTCCCATCTAACACCAGTGGCAATCATCCGGTTTGCATTTCCACCTTCTTTCAATTCTGAACAGCAATATCGAACAACCCTCGTTGGTGGCATCAACTTTATAGGAATCAAATTCCACATCGTCACTCGATGCCCGTTTCCCTTATCATGATAATCTACAGTACACTTAACACCTTTCAATTCTAATCTTCTGAATGTTTCTCTTATATGGTATACCGTAGGTGGCGCATCTACTGTGGTATGTGAATTATGAACCTCAAACGGTATTCCGCTTTGCTCAAACACCCACAGTAATGCGTCCGAATCTTTTCCTCCTGAATACTCACAAACAAGCGGTTTCCCATAATGGGATATGGACATTTCGCTTGCCAGCCTCACACGATCTATTGATCTCTTAATAAAATCTTCCAACACACCACACTACATTTATCCGTGTGGTAAATTTACAATCTGCCTTATAGTCTTTGGGAGTTATTACCGCTGGCCGTTAGCCTTTTCTGGGGCGATACCTAAGCAGCGTGTTAATAGCTGCTATTTCTCAGACGAACCATGACATTCCATTCTAGCATTTATCAATTTTTACAACCCGGATTCTGATTCCGGGAAACCTCGTTTCACGAGGATAAGTGTTATTCCTTTCTCATAAACATGTCTTTTATCATAGTTATCACCTAAATTCTAAATGTTCAGTTTAATTGTCTAAAATATAGTCCAGCTCTTTTTCTACGTTTCCTTGCTCGAACTGAAACATGATTCTTTCCCATTCTCCGCATCTGCACCGCTCTAATAAAGTAAAATAGTCATTTCTGCAACTATCTAAATATGTCTGTTTAACAGCTTCTTTACACTCTGTAATTGTTACATTTTGCTCACTATCACTTTTATTATGCTGCGTAGTTAATCTGTACTTCATATCTGATACCTCCGTTAAATTCTAATTTAACTATTTCACTTCCTGCTCAATATTTAAGTTTCTGAACATTGCGCACATCACATCCACAACAATACTGTTTCCAAACTGCTTGTAAAGTTGCGTGTTGCTATTGACTGCTGCCATCTTGGAAATATCTTCATCGGATACTCCCATCAACCGTCCGCATTCTCTTGGTGTCAGCTTTCTGATACGGTACTGCGTAAATACTTTTGAATTTGCATCTCCATGCGTTCCGGCAATCAGTGTGGGAGATATACCACTATCGGAATAAACCGTTCCGCACTGAGAACCATCATTTGAAATCTGACCTACCTTTTCAATCCGTACAATCTCTTGATTTTGTGCGGTTATTGTAGGACACGTATTCCCATTAACTTGAACACGTCCTCTTCTTGTCTGGCTTTCTGGATAGCTTGCGTCAAAGCATCCACCGACTTCACATTCAATAGAACCACTTTTTGTAGCCTGCTTAATCAGAACCATATTGTCCTTCTGCACACTTGTTAAACAGTTACTTGTGCCTTGCATATTTATTTCTAACCTCTGTTCCGTTGGGCTTCCGGCTGTTCTGTCTGACGGATTTTCCGGGTTTCTGCCACGCATGGCAACTATCTGGCTTTCAAGAATTTTCGGCTCTTGATTACCGCCTTGCATTGTACTCAATGTTGGACTGCACCCCCCCCACATCATAAATTCTGTTGGTACTCTTAAATTTTGCTTCAAAAGATCCTAAAACATTTACATCTGCCATAACTACTCCTAAATCATGCTGTTCAGCTTTTACGCACCTTGCAATCGGATACACACCTCGCTGAAAATCTGCTGTTACTCCGGTGTATATACTACCTATTACTTCCATTCAATCACTCCATTGCTACCATAGTTGTCAAGGCCTTTATAGTCTCTTGCCATAAGAGTTACAGCTACATCAATAGGTTTTTCTGCCACCTCTCCCCTATTTTTCAACAACCATGTTTCCGATTTGCTGTTGGTTTGAGATTCCGCAGTCATATCTTGCCGTGATGCAGTTTGCAATTTCTCTCTGTTGTGGCTTATTGATTGTTCCGTCAACGCATGTCTGTCTGTCTGTCTGTCTGTCTGTCTGTCTGTCTGTCTGTCTGTCTGTCTGTCTGTCTGTCTGTCAAGATTGTGCTGTGGTAATGTGCCGTTGTCAATCAACTGTTTTATCAGTTTGTCTGCCTTTTCATTGTTTATGTAATACTTCTCGTCCACATCATCTTCAAGGTAATCTTTTAGCTTCTTTTTTAATGGTATCGGCTGTGGAAAATGGTAGTTATATTCTCCCAAAAACGAAAACATGAAGCACCTTTCACGATTCTGTGCAACTCCGTAGTTCTTTGCGTTCAAATCCTGCCAGTAGCTTACATATCCAAGGCTTGTCAAAAAATCAATCCAGTTCTGAAAATCTACCATGTTTGCATCGGCATGTACTTGCGGTACATTCTCCATGAACAGAATCTGTGGTAACTCACCGCCATCATCTCTTATCTCTTTCAGAATACGTTCTACTTCCCACAAAAGGCCGGACCGTGTACCACTTCCTTTTTTCATGCCTGCTTGTTTTCCGGCAACCGATAAATCGGTACATGGGAATGAGTAAGTAAGTAAGTAAGTGAATACCTCTGTGTCGCAAATATCCAAATCTTCCGCATGAACCTTAGTTATATCCATAGTTGGAAAACTTGTGCCATGCACTGCGTTATAGCTTGCTATGGCATACTTATCAAATTCTACAACTCTATAATGCTCAAATTTTGCACCAATTCTTTCCAGCGCCATTGCCTGCGAACCATATCCGGCAAACAGTTCAATTAATCGTATAGGTTTTGTAATACGGATTGGTTCACGTATCATGTCAAAAATGCTCATCTGATTCTGACATTCGTAATCAAACTTATCTAAATCACTCATTTTTTCAAGGAGACCACATATGCTTCACTTTGGCAAGAGTCTCTGCTCCTTTCTGCTTTATTCTTCTTCCTCTTTAATCGTTGCGATTTCTGCGTTTAAATTTCTGCTCATGGTAGATAAGATTTTTACAATCATTTCGCTTTTTGTCTTATTATCAACCTCTCCGGCGGCATTCTTTTTCGCTTCCAGCTTGTCCCTGTATTTATCGTACTGTCTGGAATTGATATATCCAGCTTCGTACCAGCCGAATATGTCATCATTTGAATAGCACTTTTCGCCTTTGATCGTCACGAAAATCTCATTGACCTTTTCACGTTCTTTTTCTGCTTTGGTCTGATATTTATCTCTTAGCTTCTGTATTTCTTTTCTGATTGTCTCCAAGGCTGTTATTTCTACATTGCTCATTTTTTCACTCCTTCCGGTTTCTCGCACCGTTCAAATGATATTACCCACACCCAAGGATTAGCATCCCAACCGTAGCGATTGAGGTCGGATTTCTTAATGGTACTGTTCCAGACTTCTACGAACTTATCGACTTCATCATATCCTTCATCAGGACATACATCACATCCAAATATATCATTACAGTCTCTGCAATTTGATGGGTATATTCCCTCTTTGATACATTCATTATCTGTAATCTCCTGCAACCGCTCCACTCTCACATCCGTAACCTTAAGCCAGATACGTGCCGCTTCTTTCGGCATGTGGATTGATGGTTTCCACTTTGTAACATCGGCAATGTCATTTCTTTGCCAATCTTCGTAGTAATAGTATCCGTTCGGTGCCTTTTTCCATGTTTCACGGACATACAGGATGTTGCCCGGCTCATACGGTGCTTTATATGCCGTCATTATCAATTCCGCATCCGTCATGTCGCAATATGGCTTAAACGTCATCCTCTTACCTTTTAAAAAATCATCAGGCGCAGCATTTTTACACTTGTCTGGCAACATTCCCAAAAACTGACGAGAACTTACCAGCCGCCTGGTGCAGGTCTTCCACCCGTTCAGAATTGCCCGGACCATTTCTGTGTTGAATAAAATCGGTTTAATTGACATCTACTCCACCGCCTTTCACGATCTCGATTGCTTTCTCAACCGCATCATTTATAGTCTTGTTTTCAATTTCTGTCATATGATACAAACTACTGTCCCAGTAACTGTCATATTTATTTCCATATTTTTTTAATCCATACAACTGCTCCACAACCTTGTCCGGGTCATAGGCGGTCGGTTGCGCATCTATTAATTTTAAAATTGCATCTTTAATATCATTAGTAAATACATCTTTATTTTCTACCTCATCCCAAATTCCTAAAATTTTTATATGTCCTTCTAATTCATCAGCATCAATCAATCTCATCGTTCGCCCTCTTGTTCCAATCTGTAGTTGCTTTCGCACGCTCGTCTCTCCCTGTTCTGATTCCTCCTTCCTGATCCATGTACATCTCACATTCATAGCTTTTTGGAAGTTCTGTTCCGCATTTCATACATTTGATTTTGAACATTACCCCAACATCCGAATGTAATGGCTTATTTCTAATGGTTAAGAACATTGCTTTTCCACCGCAGAACGGACATGGCTTAAGGCTTTCACTCATTCTTCATCACCTCCAAAACTAAATTCAATCCCATCGCTCCAATCGACACCTAACTGTTTACATTTTGCTCTCGTAGATGTACCTCCAGAATGACTGGTTCTGAAAAGAAACAGTTCTTGAACGATACTAAAATATGACATTCTATAATAAAAGCGTTCCTCTTCGTCCAACTCCCTAATAGCATCTTCACCATGCACATATTCGTACCATTCCTCGAACTTTCCGACCAACTCCTGCATAAGGCTAATGCAATACTTCAAGATGTACTTTTCATCGTGGCTCTCCAATTCTTTCTCTACAATCTGTTTCTCCATCGCCGCCCGGCATTCTTCCGGTGTGCCGATTGCACGATACTGCTTAACTTCTTCCGATACTAATGCCATTTGACATAGTTCTTTATAATTTTTTTCTTTATCATACTTAACTTCTGTGAATGGTTTATCCAACAGAACACATAATAATTCGTACCAGCTTAAACCATGTCGCCTTGCTAATTGCTCTAAAGTCTGTCCACAATGATTTTCCATTGCCTGTTTTTCATGCGGTGCAATTAAATTCCAGTCTATAGATTCATTTGTTCCTAAAATTGGGAATTTTTTCTCACTCACAACCGCACCTCCAACAGCTCCGGGTTGTCAATTATGTTGCCGATCACTTCAAAATTCTCTGAATCAAAATCATCCAGTCCCTCGTAGTAATCACAGCCCAGCTCATTCGTACACCATCCGTTTTCATGCCACACGACACATTTTCTCGTCTCATCTTCCGGAAACTCATTGTCGATATGCCCTGAAAGAATATCCTTCTCAAAAATCAACTTACCTTTCTTATCCTTAAGTCCGGTGCACTGGCAGATGGTGGATGGAATTATCATATTAGCAGCTTTTTCATCAATACTAAAAATCCATAATGTTACCCATGTTTTCAAAAAACAGCCTTCCACCCATTCACCGTTGTCTTTCCGCTTTCCGCGGAATAAATATCTATCTACCATCACGCTTCACCTTTCTTCCTTTGATCTGCTCCACCATAATCCTCGATACCTCTGGAAGTCTTAAACTTTCCATGCATCCATTATGCAGACCGCTTTCCTCATTCCACTTTGCAACAGGGCATTTCTTACAGAGAGTGTTTGTGCAGAACTCTCCAATCTGCCGTATAGTCAGTTCCTTATTTGTTATGTGCGCCATTTCCCTTCTCCATTTCTTTCAGCTTTGCTTCGGCTTTTTCCACTTCCATTCCGGCAAGACATCCTCTAGCATATGCATCCTCATAGTCTTTCAACTTTTCCCTCAAATCTGCCATTGCCCACATATTGCGGTAGAACAACGCAATCAGACCACGGACATCTAAAAACGGATCTATCGTTAAATTGTCCAATATTTCCTCGTCAAACTCTGCGTCATCTACTGGCAATTCATCTTTTGCCAATGTGACCATAAGATTTCTTGCAAAATCTCGTGCATCCATTTCCATCTCGTAATCTCTGTATCTGGCATTGCGCTCATCATCTGCATAGCAGCTATTATGTGCCAGCTCAATCATCGACATGTCAGCCACGCTTTTATTTGTCGTTAATCTCTCCATACTATTCCTCACTTTCTGCCCGAAGCCACTTAAGCCATCCTTTTTTATTCCAAGTGCTTCCACCAAGAACATCTTTTGTCACAGTGTTGAACCATTCTGCCAGTTCCTCGTCCGTCATGCTTCTGATCCGGTCTGCATTGGTCTGTGGCTTCTTCTGGTCTCTAAGAAACGCACCAATTACAGGCATATCCCTGTCTGCAAAAGAGAGATGCTCACTACTTTTCGCAGAATAGATAATCAAAGGATTCTGTCTTCCAGCTTTACCGGCTCTTAATACCTCATAATGATTGTTTGAGAGCGGAAGCAATTGCCATCCATCCTTAACCAGCCATTTCTTTAAATTTTCTAACTTACTGATATGTAACACATTTCTTTTTGCCATATTTCTACCTCACTAAATCCGTTATTTTAACAGATACCCCTTTATATTTCCCGGTGCGACAATACTCTGCGGTATCAAAAAACATAATGCATCCATCGTCTTTTTTTTCAAGTGCTATGCTTACGCCATTGCTTACCAGTGTATTTTTTAACAGCGTCAGTACCGCCTTTATCTCATTCTTGGTTTCATCTGTCATTTTAACTTCACCTTTCTCTTTCTGCCTTTCTTCTCAAACTTATCGCACATCCCAACCGGGCATCTACGCCTTAATCTGGTCTGTAAATAATATCCACACATGATTTCTGTTTGGCTTTGCTTGTACGAATATTTACATTTCCGGCAGTATTTTATGCTTGTCTTTGTCATTTCTCCCATGTTAATAATCCTTATTTCGCCACTTAATTTTTATTTTATATTTCCACTCGTTATCACTTTTTCAATGATTTCCTCCTGCATCCGCTCTGCGATATGATCCCGGACTGATTCTTCTGGAAATGCGATCTGATATGTCCGCTCCTTAATCCGGTTCGTGATCCGGTCATCATAGGATATTTTGTCCAGTGGATCATTACTCGTGAAAATCGTTACCTTCTGGTTTATGTATCTCTCGTTGATGATCTGGTACATCTTATCGTTAATCCATGCCGCCGGTGCTTCCACACCAAAATCATCAATGATCAAAATATCCGTTGTGGAAAGCGCATCTAAAAGCTGGCTTTCACTGCCTGCTGCATCCCTGCGCCATGTATTCTTGATTTCCTGCAAGATGGTCAGTGATACTGCAAATTTGACTGTGTATCTTTTCATCAGTTCATTTGCAATCCCGGCAGCGATCCTCGTCTTACCGCTTCCCTTTGTCCTCGACCAGATATACAGTCCCATGCCTCTTTCCTTCTGACTCTCGAAATCATCCAGATAAGTTTTTATGATTTTACATGCATCTGATACCATCTTTTTACTTTCCTGCTTCCTGTACACATCCATTCGAAACGATCTCAGATCCATCCCACGGAATGCCTCCGGTATATCTGCGAATCGCAACCTCCTTGACATGACCGCTTTCTCACGGCATTTACACGGTACTGCTATTTCAACTCCGTCTTTTATTTTCAAGATCCACTCCCGACCTTCGCAAATTGGACACACATCAGAATCCCTGGAAGTCTCCGGTGTCTCCGCATTCCTGCATAAGTTCGTTGAGTGATTTTTCATGCGTTCCAGTATCTCTTCCAACTGGTCCATCGTTCTCTCCTTTCAGATACTGCATAAACAAATTCTCTTTCAAGAAATTCTCTGCATTTTTAATATAACGATCAGGTGTCCTTTTCTTTTGACAATCAACAGCGTAATTTTGTGCAGCCACTATCAAATCACCTTCCGGTACACCAGCCAGTACCGCATTGCAGTATTCTGTTTCAACAAGACAGCCAGTGCACCGTTTCGGATAGGCCGCGGCAAACTCTCCGAATTTTTCCGCGGGGGATATAGGGGGTGTATTTTGTTTATGTTTATGTCTTTGTTTATTAATAGGTTCACTTTGTGGTTCAAACTGTGGTGCAATTTGCAGTTCACTTTGTGGTTCATATTGTGGTTCATTTTTACTATAATTTTGAACCACAAGACTATTTATTTTATATTGTGCTGCAAGATTCCCACCGCGCGATTTCCATTCGATGAACCCATCTGTAGCAAGCTTGTTTCTCGCTCTCTTTAACGCTGATGCATTTAATCCAGACCGAAGTCCAAGGACTGACGAGGCTACCGTAAACGTATCTGGCCACCCTGATTTATTCGCTATGGACATTAACGCATGCCATAAGGCGATTGCAGTGTTGGGCTGCGGGTTTAGTTCGAGCCTGTCGTAAAATGCTTTTATCTCAGCTAAATAGTTCAAGTTTCCACCTCCCGAATCCGAACTTCAATCCGTGGATTTTCAGCATCTATACGAAATTCATCAGAGAATCCACAGATCTGCTCCCAGCCATCATTTTTTAATACATGGCAGTTAACTAATGCATCCTGGATCACTTTTCTGCCGAATGACGATATATTGTCCAAATCACGCCTTTTATTCTTTTCCACCCACAGATATTCCATAAATACTTTTTTATTGATATTTACGTCTCTCAGGCACTTTCTAATGTACACAGAAACAATAGCTTCATTCTGCTTTTTCATCTCTCCGCCTTTATATCTGCTTGCCTTATCCGCACGGATAAAATCATTCAGATTATCCAGTCTCCCTGGAATGATTAGTAAGTATTCCAATCTCACGCCACCTTTCAAATGTCATTTTCATCGAGAGCCGCTTCTTTAGAACCGCTCTAGCTCTATGTAAATCTTTTGCAAGATATTCTTGAAGTTCTTTCTCATCCACCGGATCACCGGGGACTGGTCTGTAATAACCATTGCCAACGTTAATGATGCAGTCACCTTCGTTGTTCGCACTCTCGACCATTTTTCGAAACTTTCTGTCTTTTACCGGGTTTGACATTCTAGCCATTGGCTCTTTGTGTCCATAGGGAATATCGTTGATCGTATTCATTAATCCCCTTTCTTCTCCGGGACTAAACCCGGAGATAATAACCAGCTTCCAATAATTCGTGATATATTATTTTCTGCATGAATAGGTTTCTTTCTGCCGACCGGCAAGGTGTTCCAACCCTATAACCACGACTTTCCAAAAATATCTCTGAAATCTTCTCTTGTTCCGTAATGAGATTCAAAATATTCCTGCGCCATAGTTTTTAATTTCAAATCAATTTCTTTTGCATTGGCGCCTCTCTGCGCTCCGTTAGGATGCAGATCAGGTCTGAGCGGAATAACAAAACCATACTTTTCACTGTTTTTACGGTTTGAACTTCCAAAGATATGATGTCTTTCCACCGGATATGTTCCGGTAAAATAACAGTGATCCATATCATCCGTGAACACGCTCCAAAGCTTTTTACTCATGTTCCCCACTCCTGTTTCATTCGTTCCAATTCATCCGGTGTAGCTGTCTCAATTCCAAGTTCCTTTGCTTCTTCAACAATCCGATCTATAAAGTGGCTCATTTCGGCAGTATCGTATTCACTGGATCCTTTAATCATCAGATATGAAGCAAATTTCCCATTGTCTTTAATAAATTTCCAATGACCATCTACCTTTGACATATCCACTGATTTTTTTACTGTGATTGTGATATATCCATCTTCATCCTCATATAATGTTCCATATTTCTGGAGCATCTGCTCATATACATCCTCTTTACTTGAAGATATATCTGGATGATTGGCAATCTTCGTCATTAATACCCACGCATAAGCATTTGCATCAAGGCTTCGTTTCTGCTTATATTTGACCGCTCGGATACGTAACAGATCATCTGATCTCATATTTTCAACCTGTCCTGCTGCCGAAGAATCAACCTCAAATGTAAGGATGATGCCTTGTCCATTTAATGTACGGCTCGCTCCGGTCAGTTTTCCTATAGTATCCATAAGCTACTCTTCTTTCTTTTTCTTATACCAGCACTTAACCTGTTCAATGATCTTAGCAGCCATTTCACTTGATAGATCTGAAGTCTTTTCAAAATGATATTTTTCTTTCAGCGTTTTCCAGATATCATTGGATGTAGCATTCTCACACATATCAGAATACGCGCTTACAAAATCTGTCATTGTCCTAAGCTGTTCTACGGTTGCTGGAACAAAATCATTTTTAGGTTCTACAGTATGGCTTTCTGAATCTGGATCCTGCATCTCTTCGGTAGGAATACAGAACACTTGGAAACAAGCATATTTAAACGCAATCGCCATAGCTTTATTCGTTGCCTTATCTCCGGAATCCATGCCCTCACCGATTGTTACCGCCGTGATACTGCTTCCATCTTCCGCATAAAAGGTATATTTAATCTTGCAGACCGAATAGATCAGCGTTGCACCTTTTATGGATTTTCTTTCTTCTCTGGTCTGTTCTAAGACCTCTGGAACGATAAATATATGATTGTTGACCAATGCCGGATTGATCGCATTCATCACCGCATCAATTCCGCGGTATTTAAACCCCTGCGTCTTATTCACATCATTTTTTCCAACCGCACCGATTTCTTCCATGCACTTTGATATTGCCTGATATATGTTCATCTGTTTTGCTGTCTCTGCCATTATCGTACTCTCCTATACTTAATTTCTAAGCTGCGCATCTGTGCTTCCAACTGCACGATCTGGAACGGATCAGCAATAATCTCATAAACAATGGAATCATTAACCGGCTTCGGCTCAATAATAATTTCTTCCGGTGCAGTCTGCGCAACTGGTGATTCCTGCATCGGAGTATCAATAGCAGAATTAACCTCTGATGCCGTACGTGCTTCCTCTTCGGCTTTTCTTTTGGCTTCCTCTTCCTGTCTGCGCAAAATCTCTTCTTTCTGCTTCTGATACTGATTCATGACCTCAATAGCATCTGATAATTCTAAGGTTGTCTTATATTTCTCAATTCCTTTATCCTCAAACTCTGATTCCATGCTGCGGATAATACCGAGGTCTTTTTCTACATGATCCACTCTCTCTGTAATGGTTTCTGTGATTGCTTTCTTTGTAGTGGTGGCATTCTCCCACTTACTGTCATAAATTCTCTGTAAAGGAAGATATCCGCTCGCTTCCTCATGCTCTGCCATGATCTCCGTATAAATTTCAGAAATCAGCGCTTTCTTTTCTTCCACACGCTTGCGCTCAAATTCTTCCACCTGGTTATTAATAAAGTTGATTGGTTCATCAATCAGATTGTCCAGTTCCTTTACCTGCGCTTCAAAATTGGTGTAAGGAATCATAAAAGATTTCTTCACTTCCAGCTTTTTATCGTTAACTGATTTTTTCAGTTTTCTAAGACTTGCAATTGTTTTTTTGGCTTCTGTCTTGGATTCCTCCGTGAAAATCATATTTTTATAAATTTCCAGCTCGGAATTAAGTTTTTCCTTAATCTCCTCAAAATTAAAACCAATAACACCATTTTTCTGCTCAACATTTACTCTGATTTCTTCCATCTTTCTTTTATCCTCTCTTCCTCTGATTCAATATCTGCCATCTCTTCACGTCTGGCTTGTTTCTCATATAATCTGTGGCGGCGTTCTCTGTCCCTCTCGTACTCTTCGAGCATATCGAGACTGTCCGGTATGTAATCACTGTACATTTCCTACCTCCACGGACTTAAACACGGTACCTGACCATTTCCTCTTTCTGGTCGTCTCCAATAATGATTTCCAGAACATTTTTGTCTAAGGTAAATATTCCACGAATATCTCCGTCTGCCGTAAGTCTTACACTTCCATCTTCCAGACCAAGGTTTTCAAGTAATGCCGATAAATCCTTAAGTCCGTCAATTAACTTTCCGGCATCCGTTCTGCATAATCTAGTTGCTGGCATTTAAAAATTCCTCCATTTCCATCTGTCTAAAATCTGTAGATAAAACCATGTATCTGACAGCTTTCTCTCGCTGTTGTTTCATGTACTGCTCGTCCCGGCATTCTTCACACATGCTTCCTTCACCGGGATCTAAACTGCATCCACAGATTCTACATTTTCTGTAAAACATAAAATCACGCTTTCCAAAAACCTAACTACGTGTTACAATAAACGCAGAAATACTTTTGTATTCCTACGTTTAAATAGCACCTGCGTTCGCCAAAACATTCAGGGTGCTATTTTTTGTCCTCAAATTCCCCAAGAAACTCTACATCAGCGTCAAGCTTGTCCCTCCGGTGGATCATGTAAAAGTATGCTTTCCGCTTTTCTTCCCGGCGGTTCTCCACATCCATAATCGCAACTCCGACAAGTGCAATCACCGCACCGAGTGCCATTTCAATCAGCAGAAAAACATAATACATTCCATCCGCATCGATCATTCCACCGAGAAACAGGATTCCAAGCCCTACCGCTATAAAAACTTTACCGATCTGTTTCATTCTTCATCTCCTTTCCACACATATCCAGTATTGAATACATGGAAAACAGGTTTAAAAACAACATTAAAGAATTGGCTTCCTTTATCTCCCAGTTTATTTCTTGATTCGAACAGCGGGTGGTTCTTTCAGTGCGTTATCTAATCTATAGTTGGCACAGATAATGCGCTTTGAAAGTTCCATGCGAATTTTAAAACCCTCTCCGCCAGTACACGATATCTCAAAATAATCACAGCCATCTCCAAAATCGACACCATTTAGCTTGAAAACTTTCTTTTCGGTATCAACTTCTAATGTTTTTATTTCCTGCGGCACTCCTGCAAGAATTTCTTCAAAATTTCCCATTTCTTCTCTACCTCTCATCCAATAGATATAAAAACATTTGCTACATTTTTCATGATGCCTTGTCCTTAACCACAAGCTTAATTCCTTCCTGTCTTTCGTAAATCTCTAACAGAATGTCCATAATCTTGGCTTTCCTCTCTGGTGTAATTTCCATGTCTGCTTTGTTCATAGGAATCTCCTTTCTCATTATTTAACGCTCCCACACATGGCAATCTGCTTGTCAACTTCCGACTGTTTCTTTGAGATTGCCATACCATCCGCAACACCGAGAATATAGTTGAAGTTTTCTTTGTCCAGCTGTGATACTGTTTCAGCTAGTCTTGTAAGGGATTCTTTCTGTTTTTCGCTCATTTGCTCACTTCCTTTCGTGTTTGTATTACCTTGTGTGATTATAATATCATACTTAGTTGGTCTTGTCAAACATTTTTTAAATATTTTGTTTGACATTGTGTGATTTTTGTACTATTATACTAGTGGGAGGTGATAATAAGTGTATGAGCAAATAAAACAGTTGAGAAAATCGCTTGGAATGTCACAAGAAAAGTTTGCTAAAGAAATTGGTTTAACTAAAAATTTCATATCTTTAGTAGAAACTGGTCAGAGAAATCTATCAACCCAGTCGATTAAACTTATTTGTCAATTGTTTAATGTTGATGTGGAATGGCTGGAGACCGGAAAAGGCGAAATGTTCATTCAAAAGACCGAGAATGAAAAGATAGCTGAATTTCTTGCAGATGTTCTGAAAGCCGGGGAAAAAGACCAGCGGTACAGATTCATAGCCGCTATATCAGAACTGGATGAAAACGACTGGAACACAATTCAGAAGCTGGCAGAAAAGCTTGTGAAGAAGTAAAAAGAAAGACAAGGGCAATGCGCAAACCCTTGTCTTTTTCTTTTATCTCAAAAACTTCTTTATAAATGCATATATGGTTCGGAGATCATCCTCGTCCATGCACTTCTCTATTAATTCTATTATTTTCTCTTTAAGCTCTCCCATATCCAATACCACCTTTCTATTTGATACATAAAGTATACGAACGTATGTTCGAAAAGTCAATAACGCATCCATTTGTTTTTTATCCTAAACTTTCATTTTGCAAAAAAATGTCATAAAATAATGACAAAAATGTATTGTTTTATAATCATTTTGCTTTATAATGATGATATCAAAAGAAAGGAAAGGTATAAACGTATGGAACAAAACACAAAATTCTGTAAGCATTGTGGAGAGAAGATTGATATTGATTGTGTAGTATGCCCTAAGTGCGGAAAGCAAGTTGAGGATATTAAGAATTCAACCCCTGAAAGTATAATTATCAATAATAGTGCTAATTCTTCTTCTAGTTCTGCAGCTCCTGTTTATTCGAAAGCACCAAAAGCAAAAAACAAGTGGGTTTCATTCTTTTTGTGTTTGTTTTTAGGATGGTTTGGAGTTCATAAATTCTATGAAGGGAAAATTTTATTTGGAATTTTATATTTATTAACTTTTGGTTTATTTGGTGTCGGAGTTGTAATTGACCTTATATTAATTATATTGAAGCCAAATCCATATTATGTATAAAAATTATGCCCCTCTATTAATATGAGGGGTTTTTTAAGGGAGTTAAAAATGAACATAGCAATTTATCCAAGGAAATCAAAAAAAGATGATAATTCAGAATCAATGGAACAGCAAATAGACGATTGTAAAAAGTACATTGATAAAACTTACCATAATGCAAATATAATCGTTTATTCTGGCGATTATGCGATCACAGGGCATAGCACGGCAAAAAGAAAGGACTTTCAGCGCATGATGGATGATGTCAGAGCTGGAAGAATCAATGCAGTTGTTATTATGAGATACGATCGTATAGCAAGAAATATGAGAGATTTCTGTAACCTCTATCACGACATGGAAAGCGCAGGATGCAACTTGATATCAGTAAGTCAGCAGATCGATACTTCTACGCCATACGGAAAGAACTTCATGTACCAGATGGCAAACATGGCAGAATTAGAATGGGCGGTTATATCTGAGCGATACAAAGACACCGCAGCTTATAAAATCCGTGAAGGGAAAGCTTACACTGGCAGAGTGCCCATAGGATTTAAAATAGAGAAAATAGATGGTGTAAAGAAAGTCGTACATGATAATGAGGAACAGACAAGGGCTATATTTGATTATTTGTTAGCAACCAAAAGCAAGCGTGGTACTGTTCTGTGGGTTCGTGAAAACTTCATCCCAGATTTTACTAGGCACAAATTGGACACAATGATCAAGTCAGATTTATATATTGGGAAAGTAAGGGAAAATGAAAATTTCTGCGAACCTTATTTTACCAAAGAAAAAATGGAAGAAATAAGAAGTGTCAATCAGATAAAATACGCTCCATCTGGTCATATATATTTATTCAGCGGATTATTCCGTTGTCCTATATGTGGCAGAAAAATGTCAAGTTTTTACAGTATAGACAGGAAGACCAAAAAGCACCGGCAATATCAACGATGCTGGTTTGGTGGAAATGAGAAATTGCACAAAACAAAATTAGTATCAGAAGCAAAAACAGAAAAATATCTTCTTGAAAATCTTGATGCAGCATTAAAAAATCTTGAATTTGATGTAAAAAAAGAAGCAGGAAAACCAAAGCGCAATTTGAATAAGAAACTTAATGATGCAATAGCGGAGCGTGAAAGACTGAATTACCTTTTTGAAAAAGGTAGAATTGATATTCCAGAATACGAAAAGAAATACAGTGTCTTATCAGAAAAAATAAATTCCATAACTGAGGAATTGTCAAACAACAAAGTTGTAAGAATTGAAGAATTTAAAAACCAGATACCTTCAGACTGGAGAGTCCTTTACGAGCAACTAGATCAAAAAGGAAAACAAGAATTTTGGCATAGAATAATAAAAGAAATTTATTTGAATGAAGCCTTTGAAATTACTGGCTTTATATTTTATATCTAGGACTTGTACTAAACAACTATTTCCTAGAGGTTAACATTAATTAGTACAAGTATATTATAAAAGGCGATTAGAAATTCTAACCGCCCTTTATTTCACGCTTTTACAATCGCAGCA